GAGGTGCTCATCCTGTAACAATAGCTGCTATATCATTAGGATATGGCACTAACAATGCAATTGAGGAATTTGATGTAACATTTAATTATCAGTACTTTGATACAAATACAACTACTTAATATTGGTATAAATATTATTAATATTAATAGAGGAAAATATTATGGCTGAACTATTTGGTTTTCAGATAACGAGAGTTAAAAAAACTGAAGACCCTAAACAATCGTTCACAACAGCCCAGGCGGATGACGGCACACAAACCGTCGCCGCCGGTGGTTACTTTGGTCAGTACCTTGACATGGAAGGTACTGCCAAATCTGAAGCAGACCTGATTCGTAGATATAGAGAAATTTCTTTACATCCTGAATGTGATATGGCTGTTGAAGATATAGTAAATGAAGCTGTTGTTGCAAATGAACTAAAAGAATCTGTAAGAGTAAATACAGAGAATTTACCTTATGGTAAAGATATTAGAAGAAGAATTGAAGGTGAATTTTCTAATATCTTGAAACTCATGAATTTCAATACAAAAGGACATGACATCTTTAGAAGATGGTATGTTGATGGTCGTATATACTATCAAAAAATTATTGATAGAGAATCACCTACATTAGGTATTACAGAACTTAAATATATCGACCCTAGAAAAATTAAAAAGATTAGAGAAGTAAGAAAAACAAGACCTGAAGGTGCTAAAAACTTAGAAGTAATAGATGAGTTTGTAGAGTATTACTTATTTAACGAAAAGGGCGTATCGGGTACAACATCTGGCGGTGGTATAAAAATCGCACCTGATACAATTTCTTTTTGCCCTAGTGGTCTAGTAGACCAACAAAAAAATATTGTTATGTCTTATTTACATAAGGCAATCAAACCTGTCAATCAGCTCAGAATGATAGAGGACGCTGTTGTAATATACAGAATTGCAAGGGCGCCAGAAAGAAGAATATTTAAAATAGATGTAGGTAACCTACCAAAAGTAAAAGCAGAAGCATATCTAAGAGATGTTATGGCAAGATATCGTAACAAATTGGTATATGACGCTTCAACTGGTGAAGTTAGAGATGATAGAAACTATATGTCTATGCTCGAAGATTTCTGGTTACCGTCAAGAGAAGGTGGTAGAGGAACTGATATCTCAACATTACCTGGTGGTCAAAACCTAGGTGAAATTGCTGATATCGAATACTTTCAAAAGAAATTGTATCGTTCATTAAATGTTCCTGTAAGTAGATTAGAATCTTCACAAGGGTTTAACTTAGGCCGTTCATCTGAAATTACAAGAGATGAATTAAAATTTACTAAGTTTGTACAAAGATTAAGAAAGAAATTTACAGAGTTATTTAATGACTTGTTAAAGACACAGTTAATTTTGAAAAAAGTTATTTCAGAAGAAGATTGGCATGGTATTTCTCATAACTTACAATATGACTTCTTGCAAGATGGTCATTTTGCTGAACTAAAACAAAGTGAAATGATGAGAGAAAGAATACAATTAGTTAATGAGATGAGAGATATGGTAGGTAAATACTTCTCAGTAGAATACATGAGAAAGAATGTACTTAAACAGTCTGAATCAGAAATTGCTGAAATGGATAAACAAATTAAACAAGAAATTGATGATGGTATTATTTCATCTCCGTTTGCACAAGCAGACCAAGATGATGATACCCCAATGTAATAGGAGGATATTATGACAGAAGAAGTAAAAACTTTTATTGACCAACTTGCAACAGGTGATAATGCAAATGCTGGTGAGGCATTTAAAACTGCATTAAGAGCTAAGGTTGCTGATGGATTAGACGCTAAAAGAAAAGAGATGGCAGGACAAATGTTTAATACTGCTCAATCTATTCCTACAGAGGCAGAAACTTTTAGTGACCCTAAACCAGAAATTGCTGAACCAGGTTCTTTTGACAAAGAAGGTAATGTTATCGGCCAAAATGATGGTTCAGTAGATATGGATTTAACAACAGATGAAACTAAGTAATATTTTTGAAGATTACGATTTAGTAAATTCATCTGCTTATAAGTCATTGTCGCCAAAATTAAAAGAGGCAGTTAATGAGTTTTATAAAATGTTAGACAATAGACATGATAATGGAAGTTATCAAGATGATAACTTTGTTGATAATATAGAGGAGTGTGTAGAGACAATTGTTTCTTCACACGATATAACAAAAGAGCAATTGTTAGATTACATAGAATTGGAAGTAAGAGAACAATTAAAACAAACAGAGGTGTAACAAATGGCTACATTCATATTAAAAGGGGCTCTAGTTTCAGGTACATTATCTGATAATAATATTGGCCGTGCTCAATTTGTGAGAATTGTTGCACAGGCTCAAGCAGTTATTACAGTTAAAGATAGTGGTGGTTCTACTTTAGGTACTACTCAATTATATGCAGCTGGAGATGAAATCACAATAGAAAAAGCACCAGGAGATACAATATCTTCAAGTGCTAATGTTAGTGCTACTGCTGTGGCACCAAGAGATTAATAGTAGGAGATAAATTATGGCAGATATAGTATCAGTACAAACAATTGCTGATGTGGCAGGTGTGAAACATGTTAGTAAAATGACTAACATATCTGATGGAACAGGCGAATCTGTAATTACTAAGATTGACGCTTCTAATACTAATGCAATGACTGAAGACGCTACTAAAGTACTTGCAAGGATATGGTATTCTATTAATACAACAAACAGCAATGCTGGTGTTGAATTATTATGGGGAGGAACAACCAATTCTACTATGGTTGTACTTAACGGACAAGGACATTGGGATTTAAGAACCTTTGGTGATGGTATTGTAAACAATGCTACTAATCCAACAGGTGATGTCTTATTAACAACCAGAAACTTTGTTTCTGGTGACAATTATACTATTTTAGTAGAATTTAGATAAAATTTGTGCATTTAAAGTACAATAATGTATAAATAGTATATAACAAAAGAGAGAGAGTACACTTATGAAATTAATTTCAGAAGAAGTATCAAATGCCGAGTATCTTGTAGAAGAAGATAAGAACGGCAAGAAAGAATACAAGATTAAAGGTGTTTTTTTACAGTCTAACATCAAGAATCGTAATGGGCGAGTATACCCTAAAGATATCTTAATGAAAGAAGTAACAAGATACAATAAAGAATTTATCAATAAAAATCGTGCATTTGGCGAGTTAGGACATCCTGACGGACCTACTGTTAATCTAGAAAGAGTTTCTCATATGATTAAGAAACTTTATCCAGATGGTGATAACTTTATTGGTGAAGCTAAAATCATGGACACGCCCTATGGTAAGATTGTGAAAGGTCTTATTGATGAGGGTGCTCAATTAGGAGTATCATCAAGGGGAATGGGTTCCATCATGCAAAGAAACGGCGCTAACTATGTGAAAGATGATTTCATGCTAGCTACTGCCGCTGACATTGTAGCAGACCCTTCGGCACCAGCCGCTTTCGTAGAAGGCATTATGGAAGGTAAAGAATGGGTATGGGACAACGGTCTCCTTGTCGAGAAAGACATTGAGGCGTGGAAGATGGAAGTGATTAACACGAAGAAAAGAGTTTTAGAAGAAAAAAAACTAGAAATCTTTGATTCGTTTATTAGAAAACTATAATATTATAAATATTAACTGAACTCGAAAAAGTTTGGAGTTTATAGTACTATAAAATAAATAAGAGGAGATTTTCAATGGCAGAATCAGAAAAAATAACTGACGCTATCGTAGAAGCTTCAGCGAATCCAAACGCTGACGCTCCTAAAAAGAATGCTGTTGCAGCTGAACCTAGTCATCTTTCAAATGACGCTGAAGATTTAGGCGCACCTGTAGTTAAACCTACAGACAGTAATTCTGCTGACGGTACGAAGAAAGTTAAACAAGTTTCTGACACAGTATCTAAAAGTGCTCAAGTAGCTGGGGAACCATCACACTTGAAAGCTGGATACAAAGAAGAAGCTGAATCTGAAGATGAGGTTGTTGAATCTAAAGAGAAAGAAGTCAAAAAGGACGATAAAGAAGTAGAAGAAGAAGGTTACGATAAAAAGAAATCTTTGAAGGCTTCTAGTTGTTCTGAAGACATTGACGCTTTAGTAGGAGACGCTGACCTATCTGAAGAATTTAAACAAAAGGCTGCTACTATCTTTGAAGCTGCAATTAACTCTAAAGTTAAAGCAGAACAAGAGAGATTACAGTCTGAATATGATACTAAATTTGAAGAAGAAATCTCAAAATCTAAATCTGAACTAACTGAAAAAGTTGATTCATACTTGAACTATGTTGTTGAAGAATGGATGAAAGAAAATAAGTTAGCACTAGAAAGAGGTATTAAGGGCGAAATCGCTGAAGACTTCATTGGTGGACTGAAAAAATTATTTGAAGACCACTATATTGATGTCCCAGATGAGAAATATGATGTCCTTGAAGACCAAGCTTCTAAGATTGAAGACTTAGAGAAAAAACTTAACGAAGAAATAGAGAAAAATGTTGAAATGAATAAAGTTAATGGTTCTTACAAAAGACAAGAAATCATTGATGAAAATTCTAAAGACTTAGCTGATACAGCTAAAGAAAAATTCGACAGTCTCGTAGAAGGCGTTGAGTATTCTTCTGAAGAAGATTTTGCACAAAAAGTAAAGACTATTAAAGAGTCCTACTTTGAGCAAAAAGCTGAGAAGTCTGCTTCGGCAGATATAGATGATGTTGCGGAGGGCGGTGAATCTAATGTTGATTTATCGGATGCTATGGCTGCATACACCAACGCAATTAGTAAAACAAAAGATATTAAAATATCTAAGTAACTAAAGAAAGGAGAGAAGAAGATATGTACTTATCGGAAACTTATGAAAAAAAATGGCAGCCAGTCTTAGACCATCCAGAACTTCCTGAAGTTAAGGATAGTTATAAGCGTGCCGTTACATCGGTCATCTTAGAGAACCAAGAGCGTTCTTTAAAAGAAGACCAAGCTTTCCTTGCTGAGACACCAACAAACTCTACAGGAGCTGGTGTATCAAATTGGGATCCAATCCTAATTTCTCTAGTAAGAAGAGCTATGCCAAATTTGATTGCTTATGATATCTGTGGCGTACAACCAATGACAGGTCCTACAGGACTTATCTTTGCAATGCGTTCTAGATATACAAATCAAAGTGGCACAGAGGCTTTATTTGATGAAGCTGATACAGACTTTTCTGGTCGTAATGCGGCTGGTTCTGCTGTTGATGGTTTCTCAACTGCGGCTCATAGTGGAACAAACCCTGCATTGTTAAACGATTCACCTGCTGGTACACACACAACTGGTACTGCAATGTCTACAGCTGCGGCTGAAAGTCTAGGTGAAGATTCAGGTAATGCGTTTGCTGAAATGGCGTTCTCAATTGAGAAATCAACTGTAACTGCTAAATCAAGAGCGTTAAAAGCTGAATACACAATGGAACTTGCTCAAGACCTTAAAGCGATTCATGGACTTGACGCTGAAACTGAACTTGCTAATATCTTATCAAGTGAAATTTTAGCTGAGATTAACCGTGAAGTAGTTAGAACTATCTATGCTAACGCTGAAAAAGGTGCTTCTGCAAACACAGGCACAGTTAATACAACTACTGAAGGCATATTTGACCTTGATACAGATTCTAACGGTCGTTGGAGTGTTGAAAGATTCAAAGGTCTTATGTTCCAAGTAGAAAGAGAGGCAAATGTTATTGCTCAAAGAACTCGTAGAGGAAAAGGTAACTTAATTATCTGTTCATCTGATGTTGCTTCTGCACTTCAAATGGCTGGTGTATTAGATTACGCTCCTGCGTTAAACAACAATCTAAATGTTGATGACACAGGTAATACTTTTGCTGGTGTTCTGAATGGTAAATATAAAGTTTATATTGACCCATATTCTGCAAACAACACTGCTAAACAATACTTTGTAGTAGGTTACAAAGGTTCTTCACCATATGATAGTGGAATGTTCTACTGTCCGTATGTGCCATTACAAATGGTTCGTGCTGTTGGTCAAGATACTTTCCAACCAAAAATTGGGTTTAAAACCAGATATGGTTTACAAGCTAACCCATTTGCTGAAGCTGGTACAGGCGACGCTGCTGTTATTAACGGCGCTGGTTCTGCAAACAGTAACAGATACTACCGTAGAGTACAGGTTGCAAACTTAATGTAATCTCACTCGAAAGAGTAAACGAATTGGGGCGCCATTTAGCGCCCCTTTTCTTATCTAAAACTTGTATAAATAACTATATAATATAATAAAACTGGTGAAGTGAGTGAGTTATACGATTATTGATAATTTTCTAGAAAAAAGTCATTTAGAAGAAATACAAAGAGTTTATCTTTCAGATACAATGCCTTGGTGTATGGGTATTGTACATGAAAATGATAAATCTAATACATATTTTGTACATCATATTCATACTGGTCATACTATTGTTTCTAATTATTCAAATCCTATAATACCATTAATAGAAAAAATAAACCCAAGAGCTTTAATGCGAGTTAAAGCAAATCTATATGTTAGAACTGATAATTTAATAACACATGCCCCACATATAGACTATAGTCATGAACATAAGGCAGCTATTTTTTATGTAAATACAAATGATGGATTTACTATTTTGAATGATGGCACAAAAATAGAAAGTGTTGCAAACAGACTTTTAATGTTTGAGGCACACAAACAACATCAAAGTACAAATTGTACTGATGAAAGGGCAAGAGTAAATATAAATTTTAATTATTTTTAATATGTTTAAAGAACACGAAATTAATAAAGAAAGAGATAAGTTTATTTGTGGTTACTATATACCTGATGAAATTATGGACCCTGTAATAGAATGGTGTAATAATCTTTATTTATTTCCTGCAACATCTTGGGATTCACAAAAAAGTAAACCTCATTTTTGGGATGGTGAAACTAATGATGTTAAAGAATGTTTTGAACAAGGAATAATTTGGCCCACACTAGATGTTGAATGTATACATGTGTATTTGAATGCCGTTCAATCATGCATGGATTTATATACAAATCAATATCCACCTTTAAAATCTGGCGGTGCGTTTAAAATGGATCCACAATTTAATTTTCAAAAATATCCTAAAGGTGGAAGTTATAATAGCTGGCACTCTGAAAGAGGGGATGTGGATACAACAAAAAGAATGTTAGTATGGATGACTTATTTGAATGAATGTGAAGATGGTGGTGAAACTGCATTTTTATATCAAAAATATAAAATGACACCTGAAAAAGGATTGCATTTATTTTGGCCTTCAGACTTTACACATACTCACAGAGGAATAGCTAGTCATAAAACAGAAAAAATGATATTAACTGGTTGGTATTCATATGTTAGGGGTGGAGGACAGTTAGAATGGGCATAGATAAAGATTTTTATAACCTTTTAAAAGAATATACAATAGACCTTACTGAAGAAGATGTTTTTGAAATGTTTAAGATAAGAAGAAGATTTCCTCATCAATTTCATGATAATGTTCCTAGTGTAGAGGTTATTAATTCATATGATGGTCAATCACAACATAGAGGAATATTTGATGCCCAAGGTTTTCTAGAATATAGTAAAGTAAAAAAAGTTTATGAACTTGGACACACTTTAATATTGTCTAGTATTTTTGATTTAACTGATGATTTAAGAATGTTAGAAAGTGCAATATCAGACAGTTTTTCTTTCTTTCCTGTACACGGTAACTTATATATGAGTAAACAAGGCAAAGGAGGATTTCAAAGTCATGACCACACATATGATGTATATGTAAAACAAATCTATGGAACTTCTTATTGGGTATTAGGTGAAACAGAGAGTGTTACAGTAAAACCTGGTGATGTTATACATATTCCTAAGTTTACTAAACATTGTGTAGATGACACAGATGGTCCTAGACTATCACTTACAATTAATATGACATGATAATAGATAAAGCAGTATATCCTTGGATTTTAAAATGGATGTATGATGAGACACATCTTCATCATTATGGTCAGTTTCCTGTAGGCATTAGATTTCATCTAGGAATAATAGATAACCATAATGAAATGAAAAGTGCATATGAAAGTGATAATGAGTTTTATGTAGATGATGTCATAGGTTTTAAAGTTTCTACTGAAGACCTAAAAAAAATAAGAACAGAAGGCGCTTTTTTATATGATAACAACGAAGCTTATGAACTTGAAAATTGCACACCAACAATTATGAAGGCATTGAAAAATGACCATTGGGAATATTTGAGAACAAATACTTTTTGGAGTGAAAGAGGTCGCAAAGCATTTGGATATAAAATACATACCTATTTTCCTGAAGAAAATCATAGCAAAGTGTTGTTTTGGAATTGGGTTTATCAAGAGTTTGTGTTAGTAAACAGAATAAAAACTGCAAGGCCTACATCTACATTAAATTCAGATGATACAATAATTAATCTTAAAATTCCACATGAAGGGTTTGAAAGAGATGTATTTGTTGTTACTTCTACTGAAGATAAGTATAGAAATCACACAGAATCTTTAAAAGACGCTAAAATATTTATTGATTCTGATTCATTTGGCCCAAAGGTTATTTATAAATAGTACTATGGCAATTACAATTACAGATAAAGCATTAGAAGAATTTGATAGTTATCAAGGCCCTGTAAATAAATACATTCTTTTATATTCAAGAAAATTGGTGTTTGATGATGGTGTTACAATACTTGGGAATGAAATAGGTACAGTAATACCTATATTGGTTTTTGATATACTTAATGTAGGCACTAAACAGCCTGTTTACAATATAGATGGCGATGATACTAGTGGAATTAAACATTATTTGGTTCTAAACAATGAAGGACAAAAAGAATATTTTTATTATTACGAAGAATCTGGCACAAGAAAGGGAAGAAGTGTATCACAAAGTGGTCAAACATCTAGTGATGATAATGAACAACAAATAGGTTCATTAGATTTACATTTAACATGGTCTAATGATGACAATTCTTTTATAGGAAATTCTACTATTGATTATGATGAAATCAAAGGTTTGTTTACAATAGATGTTACACCATGACAGAACTAAATTCACTTACTAGACAACCAACTAAGTTAGATTACGCAGCTGCTACACAGTTTAAGTTTAATATTACTAAACTGCCTAAAGTAGAATTTTTCTGTACATCTGTAAACATACCTGGCATTACTTTAGGTGAAACTTCACAATCAACATCACTAAAAGACATACCAATACCTGGTGATAAATTATCTTATGCAAGTTTAAATGTATCATTTCTTGTAGATGAAAATTTAGAGAACTATCGTGAGATACATGGTTGGTTAACAGGTCTAGGATTTCCTAGAAGTCATGAACAATTTGAAACTTTTATTAATGCCGGTAAAGATAGATTTCCCACAAGTAATGCAACTGCAAATAGTAGAGAATCAGGTAAAGTAGATGATGTAGGTTTTGATGTTGGCGCTCAATACTCAGACGCTACATTAACTATATTGTCAAGTAAGAATAATCCTATATTAGAGGTTAGATTTAGAGACTTATATCCCACTTCATTATCTGGTTTATCATATGACCAACAGGCTGGCGATACTTCATATCTTATAGGTGATGTATCATTTAGTTATCAAATATATGAATTTGCAACTGTAGGAAGTGCTACAACTACTGAAACTACTACTTAACATCTAACTAAATATAGTTAGAATTTATATAATTAACCGGTGATTTTATTATGACATTAGAAGAACTACAAGAGCAGGTCGATAAAGACCTAAAAATAAATGAATCTGAACTTGACTTAGAATCTCTAAAGACACCTCAGTTACATAACAAGTATCTTAAACATTACAACAACTTTAAACTGTTATTGACCAGAGCTGAATCTGATTACAAGATACTTAAAAGAGTTAAATGGGAATACTATACAGGTAAGGCAAGTCCTAAAGTATATCAAGAAAAACCTTTCAATCTAAAAATTATGAAATCAGATGTAGACAAATATCTAGAATCTGATGAAGAACTAATCAAATCAAGACAAAAGATAGACTACTTAGAAACTGTCGTTAATTACTTAGATAGAACTTTAAAAACTATTAGTAGTAGAGATTGGCAAATAAGAAACTCTATTGAATGGAGAAAGTTTACTTCTGGTGCTATCTAATGTATTTAACTAATGATGTCATGTTATATCCTAATGCACTTACACATGATGAGTGTAACAAAATAATTCAGATTGGTGAATCTAAAAAGCTTGAACAATCTAAAATACAAGATGGTGATAATAAAAATAGAAGTAGTAAAGTATCTTGGATAAATGATGAACAATTACATAAACTTCTTATCAGTAAAACTATTCAAATAAACTTAAAGACTGGTTGGAAGTTTCAAATACAAAAATTAGAACCAATGCAATACTCAGTATACAATGTAGATGACCACTATCAATGGCATATAGATTCACATAGTAAACCCTATGATGATGGTCTAATAAGAAAAATCTCTTTTTCTGTTATATTAAATAAAGATTATGAAGGTGGAACATTAGAGTGTGCAAATTGTAATCCAAAAAATGAAGATATACTACATCAATTTACTGATTTAAATGTTGGTGATATTATCTTCTTTCCTTCGTTTTTATGGCATAGAGTAACACCTGTAACTAAAGGTATAAGAAAATCATTAGTCGGTTGGGTACTAGGAAAACCTTGGGTATGAGAAACATTATATTAACAAAGAAAGATGAAGTACACTTAGTAGTGGATGCTGATGAAGATGTTCGTAGAGACTTAGGTTCTCACTTTACATTTGAAGTGCCTGGTGCAAAGTTTATGCCCTCTGTAAGAAGTAGAAGGTGGGATGGAAAAATTCGCCTGTTTTCTTATACTAATGGTCAAATCTATACAGGTCTATATCCATACTTACTTAATTGGTGCCAAGAGAATGATGTTCAAGTAGTAGACAGAACAGACATAAAGGATGCTGTTGTAGATGATAAACTCGTAGATTCTTTCATCAAGAAACTAAAGATACCTTTTGAAGTAAGAGACTACCAGAAATCGGCGTTTATTTACTCTATGGTGAAATCAAGGTGTTTAATGTTATCGCCTACAGCTTCGGGTAAATCTCTGATAATATATCTGATGGTTCGCTTTAATCTGATACGCCTGAAAGAAGAAAAAAACAATAAGATTCTTATAGTAGTACCGACTACTTCTCTA